CCGGACTCGCCCAGCACACCGCTGGGATCTTCATACACTTCGGACAGCCGGACGACGCCTTCCACCTCGACCTTGTTGTTCCGCAGCCAGCGGCGGTAGGCCAGCAGATCATAACCAGACAGGCCCACCTGCATGTTCAGGGTGGGCTTTTTCACGCCTGCAGCTTCCTTGTATTCCGTGATGTAAGCGGTAAACTCCCGGAGGAGCTCGGACTTGTCACAACCAGTCGCCTCGGCGAACTTGGTCACGATGCCTTCCACCTGGGCGGAGGTCAGCGCAGACACATCCACATTTTCGGCTTCAGCGTATTTGGTGATCAGGCCAACGACATCAGAGGGCTTCAGGGCAGCGGTGGAAGCGCCGCCAGTGACCTCCTCATAGGCCATGACGAAGGCCGTCACCGCCTCCGGCGTCAGCCCGGTGGTATCGACCTTGTTGTCCTCCAGGTATTTGAACACGTAGGCCGTGATCTCGCTGGGTTTCAGCCGTGTGACATCAGTGCCGGATGCCAGTTCCTTGTAGGCGCTGACCATGGCGGTCACGTTGGTGGGATTCAGCCCGGACACGTCGGTGCCCGTGGTTGCTTCGGCATAAGTCTGCACATAGGCCACCAGTCCTGCAGGCGTAAGAGAGGATTTATCCGCGCCTTCCGGCTGCTCGGTATACTTTGCCACAAAGGCATCCACCAGCGGCTGCTGCTTGGTCGCGTTCTCCGCTTCCGTATATCCCTGAATGACCGCGTCCGTGGTGATCGCGCCGGGATTGCTGGCCCATTCATTCCAGCGGGCCTGCGCTCCGGTCATATCCAGATCGGTGGTGATCTTCAGGACTTCCTCACCGACAGCCTCGCCGAACATCTCGTTCAGGCTGGTCAGGTTGGTGTCCCATTTATTCTGATTCAGGTAGGTCTGGATCGCGGCCAGCTGCTCCAGCGCGGAAGAGAAGTCAATATCCGGGAACATGGCCTGCACCTCGGATTCCGACATTCCGCTGTCCAGCAGGGACTGGATCTGGGTCAGCAGCGCGACATATTCCGTCAACGCTCCCTCATCCATGTTGGAGGTCAGCTGGTTCAGCTGCGGCAGGAAGGATTTCTTCTCAGCGTCAGTAGAAGCCGCGCTGTACTGCCGGAGCAGCTGCATCAGGTCGCCCACCTGAGTTTTTGCGGTTTGGATATCACTCTGCTGCCACACAGGCATCACGACGTCGGCCATCAGCTGGGCGTATTCCATGGCAGCGGCCCGGCGGTCACTGTTGTACTTTGCATTCAGGGCATCCAGCGCCTGCTGGCGTTCCGCGCTGTTCTCAATCAGCTGGATCAGGGCGTATTCCTTGTCGTACTGCTCATCCAGAGAACTGTTCACAGCGGACATGCCCTCGGCAGCGGCAACCATGGCATTTTCATACACGGTGGCGCTGACTTCCTGTCCACGGGCTTCCGCACGGGCTACCTCGGCTTCCACCTTGTTCCGGATGGTGTCGAAGCCGTCTGTGTCGGCGGCGGACAGGTGGTATTTGACCTCAATGGCCTCGCGGGTGTCGATGAGCTCCTGCAGGCGGACTTTATCTCGCTCCGACAGCTTCCTGTTCTGCTTCTTTTTCAGCAGCCGGGCGATCTCTTTGTCCATGGAGTCCAGGGTGTCGATGTCGGCCTGCAGCTGTGCGGACACGGAGGTATATCCGGCATTGTCGGCAGTTTCCTTCAGGCTGGTGAGCTCCTCACGGGTGCTGGCGGTCAGGCTCTTGAAGGATTCCGTCCATTCTGAAACGATCTCGTTGGTTTCCTTCTTGCCGTCCGACCAGACATCCAGCAGGCCGTTCAGCCATTCGCGGCTGTTACCGGTGGCCCACTTGAAGTCATCCTTGCTCATGCCGAAGAAGGACAGGCCCTGGCTGCTGCCGTAGAAGGTTTCAGCGGCAGTTTCCTTCCAGGACTTGGCGGTCTTCGCCATGCCTTCCAGCGCTTCACGGGCGGCTTTCGCTCCGGACGCAACGTCCACCAGCTTCACCGCGCCATACACCAGCGCAGCGGCAAGAGCGACCATGGCCACCTTGGAGGAAGCCAGTACCTTCACAAAGCCTCCGATCCCGCCGCCTGCCATGGAGACGGAAGCGGAGAACTTGCCGATGGCCGTGAAGGCCTTTCCAAGGGCTCCGGTGACGGTACCGACCGCACCCACGACCTTGCCTAAAACCAGCACGACGGGGCCGACAGCGGCGGCAAACGCGGCCCATTTCACGATGGACTCCCGCTGGGTCTTGTCCAGTGAAAGGAACTTCTGCAGCAGCTCCCCGGCTTTGTCGATGATCTGCTGGATCGTCGGATTCAGGTCGTCGCCGATCTGTCGGGCGAACATGAGCGCCGTGTTCTTCAGGTTTGTCAGCCGGGATTTCGTGGTAGCATACCGCTTGTTGGCTTCATTGGTCAGGGCGGCATTCTCTCTCCATGCCCTGTTGGCGGTCTCCTGTGCTCGGGAGAAAAGCTCCGTCGCATTGGTGGAGCGCAGCAGGGTATCACGCAGGCGGACTTCCTTGATGCCGATTTCTTCCAAAGTGGCGATTGCGCTTTCGCCTTCCTCATCCATTTTGGAAAGACCGACGATGAAGGACTGGAAGGCCGCTGCGGGATCGCTGTCCCACAAAGCCTTGAACTGCTTGGCTGTCATGCCGGAGACCTTCGCAAAGTCCTCCAGGGCATCGCCGCCCGTCGCAGATGCGACTTCCATTTTCACCAGTGCTTTGGAGAAAGCGGAGCCGCCCATCTGGGCTTCAATGCCGACAGAGGAAAGCGCCGTAGCAAAGCCCAGAATCTGCGCTTCCGACAAACCGACCTGCTTGCCCGCGCCAGCAAGGCGCATGGACATGGCCAGGATTTCGGATTCAGTCGTAGCATAGTTATTGCCCAGATCCACCAGCGCGGAACCGAGATTCTGGAACTGACCCTGACTCATACCCATGATGTTGGCAAACCGGGCCGCTTCGCTGGCGGCATCCGCAGCCACCAGGTTGGTGCTGTTACCCAGGTCGATCATAGTGCGGGTAAATTCAGCCAGATGCTCATTCTCAATGCCCAACTGGCCTGCGATGGACATGACCTCTGCGATCTCTTCCGCAGAAGCGGCAACCTCCGTGCTCATCTTCTTCACGGAATCGGACAGGGCGTTATATTCCTCTTCGGTGGCGTCCACGGTCTTCCGGACGTCGGCAAAGGCATATTCATAGTCGATGCTGGCCTTCACAGCAGCAGTACCCAGCGCCGTGATGGGAGCCGTGACATGGGTCGTGAGGGATTTCCCGGCCTTGGTCATAGCCTTGGAGATCGTCTCGCATTTCTTGGAGATAGCGGTCAGGGATTCTCCTGCCTGCGTCCATGCGGACTGCATCCGGTACAGCTGTTCCGTCAGCCTGCGGATTTCCGCTTCCGTGTCCTTCACAGCGGCCTTGGCGTTGTTCAGGTCGGTGGTGGCCTTGCTGACAGCATCCGCGCTGTTCTGCATGGTCTTCTGCAGGGCTTTGACCTGGCCCTCCAGCTTGGTGACCTCGGCGGTGGCATCAGCGTATTCTTCTTGGTACCGCTCCAGATTCTGCTTGGCGGCAATGGTGGCGGAGTCGGTTTCGCCCAGGGAATCACGGTAATTCTCATAGGCAACGGTAGCCGCTTCCACCTCAAATCGCAGGTCTTCCTGCCGGGCCTTGGCCTGCTCCAGCCGCTGGGTATAATCCTGATGGCGGTCGTAGTTTTCCTTCAGCTTATCATTGGCGGCAACAAGGGCACGACTATACTGCTCCACGGCCCGCTGCTGCTGGGTGAGCTTCTGTCCCAGCATGGACAGCTTGGATTCCGCGCCAGCGATGGTCTTTTCGTAATTCTGTACGCCAGCCCCGGCCAGACGGAAGGTGGACTCGGCTTCCTTGATCTGCTGGTTGATGGTGCGCATATTGCGCGAGAAATTGCTGGAATCCAGCGACAGCGCGACCACCAGTTCGCGCAGGGTTTCAGCCATAAAAGTTCACCTCTCTTTGATTGCAGGAGATTCAGGGATAATGGTAGAATACTGGTTAGGAGCTTCGGCTCGACAATCGGAATTTGTGGAGGTATAAAAATGGATGATTTTAGCATTAATGAGATGCTGGAAATGCAGAGAACTCTGCAAGAAAAATACAAAGATAAATGGAAACCGATCAATCCCGAGCGCGGTAAGGATCAACTGCTGTGGATGATTGGAGAAATCGGTGAAGTCATAGATATCGTTAAGAAACACGGTGGAGATGCAGCGTGTCAGGATAAGGAACTAAGAGTACATCTCATTGAAGAAATGGCGGATGTGCTTATGTATTACAATGATGTTTTACTTTGCTACGGAATATCAGAAGAAGAACTAAAACAGTCATACATCAGCAAATTTGAGAAAAACATGAAACGTTGGTAAATTCCAGCTTGTCGATCTACATCATCCCGGTTTCACGCCCGGCCAGACTTCATCAATGAAGCGATGTCTGGGCTTTTTCTTTTCCTGCTCTCTGGTCGCATCCCATGCCCGCAGGCGCAGGAAGCCCAGCATGTCCATTTCGTCAATTTCCTTCATGCGCCAGCCGTTCTTCATCAGTTCGTTGTAGGTGGCGTAGATGTATTCCGGCAGGGTCAGGCTTCCTGCGGGATCGTCACTTCCGGATTCTCCGCCTCCGCCAGAATCTGCTCCGCTTCCTGCACCGCCGGAATCGTAGGGAAAGTGTCCAGCACCTCCGTAGTCTGGGTCTGGGTGGCCATCAGCGCCAGCGCGATGTCGTGCATCAGGCGGTCGGCGGGATAGTTGTCGTAGACCTCATCCGGGGTGAACTGGTTGTTGAACAGAATGCAGAACCACTTCACCATGGTGTCCAGGGCATCGGTCACGGTCAGCTGCTCCTGGGAGACATCCTTGCCCTCAGTCGCATCCTGAGACAGGCGCACCAGCCTGCCGTACATTTTGGAAGCGGGTTCCATTTCGCGCAGGGCCCTGCCGGAAACGAAGTCCACAGTGTATTTCTTTTCACCAAGCGTACAGGTGATCATATTCATACCTCCAAAACTTCAAAAGTAGCTGCCGCACAGCGTCATGGCCGTGCGGCAGCGGGGTTAGGCTCAAGGGGTGGGCGTGATCACGGGCGTGTACACGGACTGCAGGAATGTTTCGCCCTTCTCAGCCGTGAAGCCGTTCTCGCCCTCGTCGGCGACCGCCTGGTAGCGCCCGTCATGGGTGCGCTTGATGGCAGTCCATTCCACGTCGCCCGTCTGCCGGGTGATGGTGGTGCCTTCCTTGGTGGCATAGTTCTCGGTCAGGGGCTTGGCCCGCACCTTGTACAGCCACACATAGCGGAACTTGTGGTTGGACTTTTCGCTCTTGAAGCCCACGGCGAAGTACGGAGGCTTGTCCGTGGAAGAGCGGATCAGGACACCGTTGTCATCGATCTTGTTGCCGAAGATCTGTTCCTGGATAGCCAGCGGAATATCCGCCATCTTCGTGGTGAAGGTGAGCTCAGGATCGGGATACAGCACGTCGAATTCGATGTCATCAGCGTACTGGATGTCCGGGTCGGCGTTCTCAGGGGTGATGCTGGCTTCAATCGCGCCAGCCACCAGCTGCAGATCGCCGTAGGTCAGGGTTTCCTCGGTGTCGACCGTCAGCGGGGCGATCACCATGTTCTTCAGGCCGACCGTAGAAGAAACGGTCGGAGAGGCCGCAGGAGTATTAGCCATAATGTTTTACCTCCAATTCATCGGTTCTTGAGCTCGTCCCGCAGGACGCGCTTGATTTCGGAAAAGGCCTCATCGGCCCGGGTGTCAAAGGCAGGCCGCACAAAAGGATGCGCGGGGGCTGGAGCAGGCCCGCCGTGCCCAAACTCCACAGGGTTGGCGTAGTACGCGCCGTTCTCAGAGTGGTGGACACCGATGGTAATCTGCTTGCCGCCTCCGCGCTTCTGTTTGACCTTGCCCGTATGGATGGATGAGTGCAGGGCATCCGTGATGATCTTCGGGTCGGTGCTGGCATTGTGGAGCATCTGCTCCTCGATGGGCACAGCGCCCGCCTTCAGGGCACGGTTCACGCCCGGCCCCTGATCCAGCGCATAGGCCATGTTGACCATGTCGTTCTGGAGATCATCAAAGCCCCTCAGTTCAATTGCCATAGTCCACATCCTCCCTCCAGCACCATGTCCACTGCACCGTGTACTGCCGGGTGGCCGTGTCGTAGGCGGGTTGGTTATAGCCCTTGTCGGATTCCTCCACCATGAAGAAGCCGTAGGCGTACATGGCCTGCCGGATCGTATCCGCCATGTCGGTCGGATCGATGTCGCTCCACAGGTTCAGGTACACATAGGTGCGCAGGCTGGTCACATGATCGTCATGATGGCTGGCTTCCGTGGTGGTCGTGGAATAGACGCAGTACTGCACAGGCGGATTCTGGTTGGGCGAAGTGGCCCGCCAGACGCCTGCGTAAACCGGAATGCCGATATCCTTGAGCGCCGCGTTGACCTGCTTCATCCGCTCACC